TTAAGGGCAGAAATCAGTTGCCAAAAGTCATCGAAGGAATCACATTCAAAGACGGTGTCGAGCCGACCAGCGACGCCGAAAACCGCGCCGCCTGAAAGTGCGCATCACCCAAATTCAACCATAGCTCTATGGCCGCGATCCACAGGCGCCGATCAAGGATGCAGTGACGGCGGACGGCAATGTCGTCATGCCTATCGATACGGAAGCTTTCGGCTTCTGGCTGAAGGCAGCTTTTGGAGCGCCGACAACCACGGGCGCCGATGCCCCCTACACGCACGAGTTCCGCTCGGGAAACTGGGCGCTGCCGAGCTTCTCGGTTGAGACCGGCATGCCTGAGGTGCCCCGCTTTGCGATGTATTCCGGCTGCATGGTCGACAGCCTCAACTGGCAGATGGCGCGATCAGGGTTGCTGACAGCCACGGCCAGCATCGTGGCGCAGGGAGAGGAGATTGCCACTATTACCGCCGCAGGGACACCGGCCAACATCGCGCTGAAACGCTTTGGACATTTCAACGGGGGCATCACGCGGAACGGCGCGAACATCGGTAATGTGGTCTCGGCCGACCTGACATATGCCAACAACCTTGATCGCATCGAGACAATCCGGGCTGATGGCAAGATCGACGGGGCTGATCCGTCTATCGCCGCCCTGACAGGCAATGTCGTCGTGCGCTTTGCCGATCAAACGCTGGTGACCCAGGCGATCAATGGCGAGGCTTGTGAGTTGGCGTTTTCCTACACGCTGGCCACCGGCGAAAACCTGACCGTCACGGCCCATGCTGTTTATCTGCCTCGCCCACGGATCGAAATCTCCGGCCCGCAAGGGGTGCAGGCCACCTTCGACTGGCAGGCGGCCAGCGATCCCGTCATGGGCCGGATGTGCACCGTCACCTTGACCAATAACCGCGAGGTATACTGACCATGCTGCGTTTAAACTTGTCCACGGAACCACACTGGCTCGACCTTGGTCACGGCGTCCGCCTTCTGGTGGAGCCGCTGACCACGGCCATCATGCTGGCCGCGCGCAGCGATCCGGCGATCATCGCCGCCGCAACCGATGCTGAAATCAGTGCATCAAACGATGATCTCGCTCGTATCGTGGCCAAAGCCGTGGCGCGCATCGTCGTAAAAGACTGGGAGGGCGTCGGAGACGAGGACGGGAAGCCTCTACCGCTGACGCCTGAGGGCATCGACGCCCTACTGGAGCTCTGGCCGATCTTTGAGGCGTTCCAAACCACATACATCGCAGGCGCGCTGATACTGGATGCGGAAAAAAACGCCTAACCGCTCTCGCCGACTGGGAGTTCGGCGGGGGCGGTGACTATTGCGCGGCTTGCCCATCCGTATGTGCGGACTGTCCGCGCAGCCTGCACAAACCGCTAACACTGGAGGGCTGGCAGATTTGGGACCTCGTCCAGCGCCTGGGCGGACAGGTGCGCGTTGCAGGCGGGATGAGCGGTGGCGCTGTCCTCGGCTGGGATATGAGTGCGGCCCTGCAACTCGGCACAGCCCTCGGGCTCTCACCCCTGATCATCGCGGAACTCTTGCCGCCGATTGAGGCGGTGATGGTGCGCAAGATGAGCGCGCAGACCGGTTCAGGCGGCCTCGAGGGGTTTGATGCCTGAGACATCAATGGTCTCGCGGGCCCGCGCCAGATCCCAAGCGCGCTGGAGGTTCATCCAATACTCCGGTGTCGTCGAAAAAAAGCGCGCCAAGCGCATCGCGGTGTCAACCGTGATGGCGGTCTGGCCTTTGATAAGGCGCTCGATGCGGGTGCGCGGCACGCCAAGTTTTGCGGCAAGCGTGATTGCGCTCATATCGAGTGGGGTCAGGTAAAGTTCGGCCAGAACGTCGCCCGGGTGGGATGGATTGGTTATGAGGCTCATGTCAGGCCCTCCTAGTGATAGTCCACGATCTCGACCTCGGCAGGTCCTTGATCGGTCCAGATAAAACAAATGCGCCGTTGTCCATTGATGCGCACCGAATGTTGTCCCGCGCGATCCCCACTCAGAGCTTCAAGGTGATTGCCCGGCGGAAACCGTAAATCTTCAAGTTCGACCGCCGCGTCTAATGCCGAAAGCATGGCACGCGTGCGTTTCACGATGTCGGCTGGAAAGCCTTTGCCAAAGCGGTCCTGGACCGCTGCAGCGGCAAGCTTTCCTCGTAAACTAACGATCATACCCCTACGTATCATGTGATGATACATTTTGCAAGGACGCCTTATGGCTGAAAAACGTGTCTCCGTCCGCCTCTCTGTGACTGGCGGTCGCCAGGTACGTGCCGAGCTGGAAGGTGTCGGTGAGGCGGGCACACGCGGGATGGGGCGATTGAGCCGCGAGCTAGACCAGGCAAACGCGCGGATGGCGGCCTTTGCGCGCCGTGCCAAGATCGCAGCGACTGCTGCTGCTACGGCGCTCGCAGGTGCTGTCGTTGCGATGACCCGCTCGACGGTCGCTGCCGCCAATGAAATCGGCCAGCTCTCACAGGTCGCCAATGCCAACCCAGAGCTGTTCCAACGCTGGGCGGCTGCCTCCGCCACGGTGGGCATTGAGCAAGAAAAGCTCGCCGATATCCTCAAGGACGTGAACGACCGTGTGGGGGATTTTCTACAAACGGGCGGTGGCCCGATGGCGGACTTCTTTGAGAACATCGCACCGCGCGTTGGTGTCACCGCCGATCAGTTCGCCCGCCTTTCCGGTCCTGAGGCGCTGCAGCTTTACGTCTCAAGCCTGGAGAAGGCAGGCGTCAGCCAACAAGAGATGACCTTCTATCTCGAGGCGATGGCGTCCGACACCACGCGGCTGATCCCGCTGCTGCAGAACGGCGGTGCGGAGATGACCCGGCTCGGCGCACAGGCGCAGGCGCTTGGGTCGGTGCTTGATGCGGATGCCATCGCCGCAATGCGTCGCTCCGAACTGGCGCTGGTCAGCATTGGCCAGGTGTTTACGGGCGTGCGCAACCGGATAGCCGTGGCGCTTGCCCCGTCGCTGGAAGCAGTCGCCAATGCGTTTGTGGCGCTGGCCTCTTCTACCAGCCCGATCAGCCGCGCGTTTGACGCGGTCCTGGCGAACCTTGACCGGCTCGCGATCTATGCGGGAACCTTCGCCACATTCCTCGCCAGACGCTGGGTTGCCGCGATGGCCGCCGCGGCGCTGTCTGTCCGCGGGCTCGCCACCACGCTGGTGGTCCTCAAGGGCGCGTTGATCCGCACTGGCATTGGCGCGTTGATCGTTGGCGCAGGCGAGCTTGTGTATTGGTTTACGCGCCTCACGTCAGGTGCCGGCGGCTTTGGCGAGGCCATGCGCCTCTTGAAGGATGTTGCTGTCGAGGTCTGGGACCGGATCAAGATGGGCGCCTCGGCCGCAGGCGCGCGCGCAACAGCGATGTTTTTTGATCTCAAATCCGATGCTGCCACCGGCATGGCGGGGGCGATTGAAAGCGTTGTCGCCTTTGGTAACGCCACAGCCAATACTTTTGAGGGTGCACTGCTCGCCGTCCGCGAAATCTGGTCGCGCCTGCCAGCTGTGATCGGGGATCTTGTTTACGCGGCGGCGAACCGGATGCTCGATGGCATCGAGGCGATGCTGAATGGTGCGATCGCCCGGATTGACGCCTTTACGGGCAAGATCCGCGATGCGCTGGCGGCTGTGGGCATCGAGACCACCTTTGGCGAAATCGGTGAAATGAGCCTCGGGGATATTGCCAACCCCTTTGCGGGGGCTTCAGCGGATGCAGGAACGGCTACTGCGGAGGCGTTCCGCCGAGCCTTTGCGGACAATCCGCTTTCGGCACCTGATCTGGGGCTTGATGGGATTGCCGCCGACGCGCTGGCCACGGCCAATACCTACCGGCAGGCCGCCACGGATCTTGCGAATGGCGCGACCGCACCGCTGAGGTCTTGGGCCGCGCTGCGCGATGCTGTTGCGGGTACTAGCGAGGACGGCGCTGCCGCTCTTGACGAGGCAACAGCCTCCGCTGACCGCCTGGCAGGAGCAATGGCCCAAGCCGGAGATGCCGTGGGCGGCGGCGGGTCTGGTGGTGGCGCAGGCGCACAGATTGTGACCGGCTGGCGCGCGGTCTCTGAGGCTTTGAAGTCCTATGCCAGTGATGCGCTGAACTGGGGCAAAGGCCTTGGAGAAACTTTATCCCGCGCCTTCTCTAGCGCCGAAAGCTCGTTCCGCAGCTTTGTCGAGACGGGAAAGCTCGACTTCAAGGGCCTCGTGCGATCAATCTTGGCAGATCTTGCCGTGTTGGCGTTTCGCCGCGCGGTGCTGGAACCCGTCGCCAATGCGCTGTCGGGTGCCTTTGGTGGCGGTGGGTCTGTTGCCG